ACTTACTGTTAATTGGTCTAAAGCCATATTAACATCAGTAGTTACTTTAGGTATATAGAACTCAAGCTCTACAGTTATTAGTGTTGAACCATTTTCTCTTGTTGCATTTGCATTAAATCCTGCTGTTCCTCTATCAAATTCAAATCTATATGCGTTTGGTGCGCCTGCTCCAGCTGCATCAATAGTAGGAAAAGCTGTTACTTCATTAGTAGCAGCAGCAACTACTGGAGTTCCAATATGTCCTTGTTCTGCAAGATAAATATTTTTTAATCCACCTCTTCGGTTTCTGTCGCAACATATTATTACATGTCCTTTTGTTATTGCCATAATTATTTATTTTTATAAGTTATTAAATATGGGGGGATTTTTACACCCCCCCTAAAATTTATTAGTAAGTTATTGTTGCACAAAGTAAGTTAGACTTTAAAGCACATCCGAATGAATAGTTCATTCTGAATCTGTTTTCTTTACAGTCTTTGTTGTACCACATATCAACATCTGTTGTTTGCCAGTCAGTTCCGATAGCTATAGCGTTCTTAGCTAAAAGCATAGCACATTCTGGTTTAGTAGTAGCTGTTGGGCCATTAACTGGTAATGTTGCTCCATAAAGAGCAATATTAACATCCCAGTCAGGCATAACAACCATGTCTATACCATTATACTGAAGTCCATCAAAACCTTTTTGTAAGTCCATGTAAGCAGCACCACTTGTAGTAGCAATTAAAGCTTCTCTATATTTATCTGCAAAAGAACGAGAAACAAACATTACTTGCTCTTCTTGAGCTAACTCAGCTGGTCTTACTGACATTAATTCTGCAAGGTCAGTTAAGATGTTTGCAGTAGCAACAGCACCTGTATAAGCAACTTGTTGTCCAACTGCGATACCATCACAAGCATCCCAAATACCATTAGTTAATTTTTGAGTACCTGCTCCAAGAGCTTTATCTCCCCACCATAATAAAGTAGAGAAATCTCTCATAATACCACCCATTAGGATTTCAGAAATCATTTGCATAATTATAGTTCCTGTTAAATCCAATCTGTCAATTCCTTTTTTTAAGAATTGTGATTTTATGTGACTAAATAAAGATGCAGCTTTTTGTCTATGTTCTATTTCTAATCTGTCTAATAAAAGCTCTACTTGAGTGTTAGCAACAACTTCTGCGTTTTCTGCAAAGCAAACTGTTGAGTCTAAAGTTTTTGTTACATCTTTCATAGCAGCGTAAGAATCAAGTAGAATCTTATGTCCTGAGATGTTTGTCATTACATCAAAGTGGTCTAAAGAGTTATTTGATATAAATAGTGGTTGCAAGAAATACTTTGCTGCATCTTCTTGATTCCACGAAATTGGTCCTGAAATTATATTTGCCATTTTTTTAAATTTTTATATTGTTATAATTATTATGAATTAAATATTTCTAAAGCTAAAGCATCCCATTCGTTAACAACTTTATCAGATGCTATTGGATTAGGGTCGCTATCAGGAACAACAGAACTTGGAGTTCCATCATACTTAGCTATTTTATCTTCTAAAGATTTAACTTCATTAACTAAAGTTAAAATATTAGATTCTTTTTCTTCCAAAGTGTTTGTAAGATTAGATACATTTTCGTTAGAGCTTTTAATAGACTCTTCTAATGAACTAATTTTGGCAACCACTTCTTCGTTGTCAAGGACTTTTACTTCTTTAACATTATTTTTTTTGTTAAATAAGTCAGAGATAAAATTCTTTAACTCTTCAATTTGATTTTCCATTTTTATTATTTTTTTATTAGAATTAAACATATCAACTACTAAGCTTGTGTTTTTGTAGTTGAGGGTTTTTAAATTAAACTTTGCGGCTAAAGCTATTGGCTCATCAATAAAATTAATAAAACCAGCTTCTAATGCCTCGTCTGATGTAAACCAAGTTTCATCATCCATCCAGTTACGGATTTCAGATTCATCTTTACCTGTTTTACTTACATAAATATTTACAAGTCTGTCTCCCATTTTTTCCATTAGGTCAGCAGCTTTTCTCATATCTTTTGCACCTCCTGTTTCTCCACCCCATACATTATGAATCATAAACAAGCTATTTTGACTCATCGTGACCTCATCAGCAGCTATAGCTATAATGGAAGCTATAGAAGCAGCGAGACCCTCTATTTTGACAGTTACTTTTTGAGGCATACGCTTAATAGCGTCATGTATAGATAGACCATCTATAACTGAACCGCCTGGGGAGTTGATTCTTATTAGAACCTCCTCTGTGGATATATTTTTAATTTCTTCAATAAAAGTTTTAGAGTTAATGCCAAAAGCACCTATCTCGTCATATATGACAACTTCTGTAGAATTTTTACTTAAATTTTTGATATTATACCAATTCATATTATGTATATTTATTGTTAAATATTATGATAACTACAATAATACAACTATATTTACAGATATAATGGAAATTTCTTTCACAAGAAAGGCAATAAATGGAATTTAATTTTGGTGGTTTGATTTATTTATTGTAAATTAGATTAATAATCACAAAACAATATTAATAATAAAAAACTAAAAACATGGAAAAAGAAACTACAAAAGATATTCTAAGAAGATTGTTTATAAAAAACAATTTAGTAAAAGAAAACGTATTTAAACATGCTCATTATACGATAATCACAAGAGCTGGCATAGACAAGATTCAGGCCGCAAATAAAATTACCATTTCTTATGAGTTAATAAATCTATCAAATGACCATTCTCATTGTCTTATAAAGGCAACTGGTAGAATGGGAGATAATGTTATTGAAACATTTGGTGAAGCAGCTCCTAAAAATAATAAAAATGCCTATGTAGTTTCCATGGCCGAAAAACGTGCTATGAGCAGATGTGTCCTTAAGCTTGCTGGTTTTTACGAATTAGGAATCTTCTCTGAAGATGAGAGTGACGACTTTAAAAAGCAATAATATGAGTAGTGATTGGATTGATGATGTACTTGAAGATGAGCCTATAAAGTGGTGGCAAATAAGTATGATAGAGGGTTTACTTCAAACATCATCATCATCTCAATATTATATAAATATTAACATAGAACAATTAAATTATGAACAAGCAACTGAAATTATCTCCGACCTTAAGGAAAATGACAACCCAAGAGATTGCAGAGAGCAATTTTACAAGATACTTAGAAGAAAGTAAAACAGAAAAAGAACAAAGAAACATTTTTAAATTTATGGTTAAAGAATTTATAAATGATATTGATGTTCCTTATATTCTTGTTGATGATTACATAGAGTTCTTTAAACAAATACCAATAACTTTATTTGCAACAAGACCTATATTTTATTTTAGAAAAGGAAAGTTTGATGGACTTGGCATGCTTGGTGAAAGAATACATGAGTACACATTAAAAACAAAAACATTAGAATTATATTACAAAGAGTGTATAGGATTTAGATTTGTTGATGTTTTAGATAATAGTGAACCTATGTTTACAGATATAAAAAGTCCTAAAGATAGGTTATTAGAATCATTATATTACTTAAAAGAAAATGCAAAGGTTGCAGACTTAAAATTATCATTTATAAAAGCTAAAGAAATTCTTAATGGAAGATATTATTGAAAATAAAATAGATTTGTTATTCGCTATAACAGAGTCTATAACAGGAATAAGTAGAGAAACTATAGTTTCTAAAAATAGAAAACAACATATAGCTATAGTAAGAAATGTTGTGGGTTGTATTTTACATAATGAACTTGGATTGACTGTAATTAAGTCTGGTAAGTTAATTGGTAAAGACCACTCTACAATAGTTTACTATGCAAAGGTTTTTGAAGCTAACATGAGTTATTTTAAAAATTTTAGCAGTATATATGAAAGCATATCAGAAACCTTTTGGGGTAACTATTCGGTAGCTGATACTTGTGATGTTGATTTACAAATCAAATCATTACAAAATCTAATTAATGAATTAGAATTTAAAAAGAGAATATTAATCAAAAATTATTAAACATGGAAGAAAAAAAATATGTAAACGGAATTATTATTAAAGAACAGTCATTTAACAATGGTGGTTCATTATTAAAAATGAGTATAAAAGTTGAGGACTTTATTTCTGAACTAAAAGGTATTGAGAATAATGGGTGGGCTAACATTGTTGTTAGTAAAAGGAAAGAGCCATCTGATAAAGGTATAACGCATTATGCTAAAATTGATGACTGGAAGCCAGACCCTGACAAAGCTAATTCTGGTCAGACTCAACCTAATAAAGAAGAGAAGTCTGATTTACCATTCTAATAACTATTGAATGGTATAGGGGGAGAGGTTAGTATCTGTAATGGGGTTCAAATCCCCACTCCTCCACTATAACTGGGGTGCGTGTAGTAGGCTATTTAAAAATTAAGGTCTTTTCCGTAGCTTACATGTGTTCAAACATGCACCCTGGTTTTAATAATAAAACACAAAACAAATTATATGAATAGAAAATTTAAAGGGATTTGGATTCCCAACTATATCTGGCTGTCAAAAGATTTAACATTACAAGAAAAGGTATTCCTGGTGGAAATTGATTCTTTGGATAATAACTGTGGGGGTTGTTATGCAAATAATTCTTATTTCGGAAAGTTCTTTGAGCTTTCTAACACCAGGGTATCTCTTGTAATTAAATCATTAATTGAAAAGGGTTATGTAACGTCTATTATTAACCAAAGTGAGGGTAATAAACGATACTTAAAGACCTCTTTAACAAAAGTTAAATACCCTATACAACAAAAGTTAAAACATAGTAATACAGTTAATAATACAATTAATAAAGAAAAAGAAAAACTGTTTGAAACTTTCTGGCAAATTTATGATAAAACAGCATCTAAGAAACCTGCTAAAGATAAGTTTTTAAAACTATCTATAGAGGATTGCAAAAAATGTGTTAATATTACCCCCTTGTATGTGAGAAATACTCCTGATAAAAAGTTTAGGAAAAATGCTGTTACCTGGCTTAATCAGGAGTGTTTCAATGATGAGATAGAAGATGTTAATACTGGTGGTATATCTAATGGCAATTTAAAAGGAATGATATTATGACGTTTAGAGATAATGAAATATATACAAATAAAACATCTGGACAAATTAAAACTAAATGTCCAAAGTGTTCACACGACAGAAAGAAAATATCAGACCCATGTTTATCTGTCAATATTAATGAGGGTGTTTGGAATTGCCATAACTGTGGTTGGACTGGAGCTTTAAAAAAACATAATTATATGGCAGAAATTAAATACATTAAACCAAAATCAAATCTGATAGTTTCAAAATACTCTAATGAATTTTTAGAATATTTTAAAAAAAGAGGTATATCTGAAAAAACATTAATTAATAATAAAATTAGTGAGGGTAAAGAATATATGCCACAAACACAAAGTGAACGTAATACTATACAATTTAATTATTACAAAAACAATGAGCTTATAAATATTAAATATAGGGATGGTGACAAGAATTTTAAACTTGTTAAGGACGCTGAAAGAATATTATATGGTCTTGATGATATTGTTGATTGTGATGAGGTTATAATAGTTGAGGGAGAAATAGATAAATTATCTTTTTATGAGGCAGGTTTTAAGAATTGTGTTTCAGTACCTAATGGTGCTTCAAATTTAAAACTTGAATATTTAAAAGATTTACCTGATGACTTTAAAAAGGTTTATATAGCAACTGATAATGATGAGCCAGGAAGAAAACTTGCTGAAGAGTTGTCCAGGAGGATAGGTAGAGATATATGTTATAGGGTTGATTTTAAACAGTTTAAGGATGCTAATGATATACTTATGTCAAATGGCAAAGAAAGTGTATCAGATGTTTTAAAAATGGCAAAAGCATACCCTTTAGAGGGGGTTTTAGGTGTTGATAGTTTTGATATAGATATTGATGACTTATATAAAAATGGTTTACCGAGGGGTGATGATTCTGGTCATAAAACTTTTGATAATTTATTTACATTTACAACATCTCAACTAACAGTAATAACTGGAGTTCCTACTCATGGTAAAAGTAATTGGCTTGAACATATATGTATGAAGCTTGCCGCTAAACATGATTGGGGTTTTGGAGTTTTCTCTCCTGAGCATTACCCTTTACAATTACATTTCTCTGTTCTTGCTGAAAAATTTATAGGTAAAACATTTAGAGATATAAGTATATATGAAAGAATGACTAAATCTGATTTAGATTTTGCTAAAAACTTTATATCTAAAAAGTTTAATTGGATTAGACCAGACGGAGATGTTTTCACTATTGATGCTATTTTAGATGCAGCAGCTGGTCTTGTTAAAAGGCATGGAATAAAAGGTTTAATAATTGACCCATATAATAAAATACATGCACCTATTGGTAGTCAAAGTGAAACTCAATATATAAATGATTTTTTAACTAAATTAACTATCTTTAAACAAAAGTATGATATACATATATTTTTAGTTGCTCATCCTCGTAAGATGCAAAAGAAAGATAATGGTTTATATGATGTACCTACACTTTATGATATAGCTGGTTCTGCTAATTTCTATAATCAGGTTGATAATGGAATAACTGTTTATAGGAATTTTGAAACAGGATTTAGTCATGTATATGTTCAGAAAGTTAAATTTAGACATATTGGAGAAATAGGTGAAGCTGTATTTAATTACAACCTACAGAATGGTAGGTATTACGAGAATACAGAGCAGGCAGACAATAAACCTTATTTAAAACAAAGTGAACAGTTGGAATTATAAAATAATTTTCTTATAATTGTATTATGGAAATAATTAAAGATAAAATTAGATTTTTTGTAGACTTAGACATTAAAGGTAATGGTAAGGGTGGAACTTTTATTAAATGTAAAGTATTAAGAAATAAAATTGAAAAGTTAGAAGATGGTAAAAAAATAGTTGTTGGAGTTGTATATGATGGAACAGATGATTTAGAAATTATAACACAAAAAATTAAATGATAACATTATTTGAAGATATAACATACGAGCTAACAGAATATGAAAAGGTTACATTACTACCAGTAGTAACAAAAGGTTTATCATCAAAACATGGAAAAGATAATGCCATTACTAATAAGAAAATGTGTGAAGCATTAACAAAAGCTGAATATAAAGTAAATGAACCAAGGTTACGTAAAATAATACATCACATTAGAGTTGAGCAATTAATAGTTGGACTTTGTTGTAATAGTAAAGGTTATTATGTTACAGATAGTTTAATTGAATTAAATAAATACGTTGAAAGTTTAGCTCAAAGAATAAGAAGTCAACAGCAAATACATAAAAGTATGAAGAGAGACATGGATAAAATATCTCTTATAAGTAGTAAATTAGAATTTGAAGATAAAATAAAAATAAATAATTATGAAAGATAAAACATTCAATGAATCCTATGATAATATTTGTGAAGATGAAGAATATTGTTACGACTATGGAAAAGATAAAGATGATTGCTGTAAAACTCCAGAAAATTCAGTAAAAATAAAAAAAGAAGATGTTATTGATTTTGATATACCAAATTACTACATTGGAAAAACACATAAGTACGAAGCAAGAAAAGTTATTGAGGATTTTGAACTTTCTTACAATATAGGAACTGCTGTAACTTATCTATTAAGAGCAAAAAGAAAACATAAAACACCTACTGATTGTATTAAAAAAGCTATGGCTCATTTAAAATTTGAACTTGATAAAATTAATAATGAAAAAAATAAATAAAGATAAAGAATTTAATAGAATTGAGTTTGATAAATATTTTATAAAAAATGATGACCTTACTATTACTTCTTGTTGTAAAAAAAAGTGGTATAAAACTAAGAAAAACATGAAGTGTTCATCTTGTAAAAAAACTGTAACAAAAGATATAGTTGCTCGTGGTATAATGCAGGGCATTAATAAAATGATGAAAAAAAATGAAAAAATTAAAAATATCACCAGTTCCAAAACCTCGGATGACAAGAGCAGACACCTGGAAGAAAAGACCTTGCGTTCTTAGATACTGGTCTTACAAAGATGAACTAAGAGATTTATTAAATAAACAAAACATAAATATTGATAAAGAAATATATGTTGAGTTTTATTTAAAGATGCCTAAATCATGGAGTAATAAGAAAAAAGATAAGTTTCAAGGCACAACACATGAACAGAGACCAGATATAGATAATTTAATGAAAGGGCTTATGGATGCTTTATTTAAAGAAGATTCCCATGTTCATACTATATATGCTAAAAAGATATGGGATATTGAACCAGGTATTGTATTTATATCAAAAGAGAATTTGAACGAATATTTGACTTAGAATCAAATTTATGTCTTTGTTTGTAAACTATATTTTTAGCTTGCTTTTCAGATATATCATATTTAACAGAAAGGTCAATGAATGTATTTCCAACGTGACCATTATTATCTATAATAAATTTATCAAAATCTCTAATCATCATATAGTTTCTTAATACTTTGGGGGTAATTAATCCTTGTGAAGCTAAATGATAAACTACATCTCCTAACGCAAATTTATCACCAAACCTTTTGTTTAGTTGTTGATATAAAATATCTCTAAATTCAAAAACTATTTTTTGTTTATTTGCCATTTTTTATTGCATGTTTAAATGAATTAACAACAGTTTGAACACAGCTTCCACAGGTTAACCCCCTTAAAGGAAAAGAACCTCCTTTGATATATAAATTATATTTTAAAAACAAACTCTTTAAAGCAGCTGATTTATCTTTTGTGTCATCAGTAATGTCTAATAATAATTGTTTTATTATTATCTTTTCATCTTCTGGAATATTATGCCATCCTTTATCTTCCATTACCATAACCCTTTAGGACATTTAATATAAAACTCATCCATTCTATTCTTTATATTAAGAAAGCAACCACAAGCTCCACATTTTTCTAACGACTTAATATTGAAAGGTTTTTTATAAGAGCCACAAATATTAGACCTGCAAATCTTCATTCTCTTATTAAAGGTCTTTTCAGAGGATTTTTTTATTCCTTTACCAATAAAAAAACTCCAAAATATTCTTAATAAATCTTTCATTTAGTAAATATAAGTAAAATATTTAAAAGATGGAAGAGGTTAGCTCAGAAATATTAACATTATTTTGAGTTGATGTTATATCAGCCTCTGAAACTGTTACAGTTTTATTATTAATACCATTAACAATTTGATTTGCTAAATTGCTCATAGAGTTAGAAGATGAAGATGTAGCTGTTGCTTGTAAAGCTCCTGTAATCCCACCCTCTGCAAATCTTTTACCACCACCTGCAACATTCATATCACTTAATTGACTATGAAACATTCTTGTTGACCTCTTGTTTATAACAGCTTCACCACCCTCTAATTCAGCAACTCTACCTCCAACAGCAAATTTAACACCTCCATTAGCATGGCTTGGCCCATGAACCATACCTCCCTTAGCAAACTTGTCATCACCACCTGGTATTAGACCACCTAAAGCTCCAACAAACTTTTGAGAAGCAATAGCAGCTATTTGAACAGCAATAAGGGCAGCCATTATTGGTGCTGCTACAATAGCAGCAACACCAGTTTGACCAGAAACTTTTGTTATAGCTTCCGCACCATTAATATAAGCCATTATTAAAGCATTAGCCTTATCAATAAGAAATTCTTTATATTTTATCTTTCGTAATGCAACTTGTTTTTTAGCTTCTAAATCCTCTTCTTTTAAAGCATAAACAGCCTTTATATCTTCTTGAGCTTGCTCATTACCCTCAAGAGCATCAAGCCTGCCCTCCAGTTCTGCGTTTAAATCTTCACTTTGAGCAGAAGTTGTTTCTTCTATTTTTTGCCTTTGCAATTCAAACATATTATCTAAAACCATAGATAAAGAATTAAATAAGCTTTGATAAATTTCTTTAATTTTTTCTATTTGTTTTAGTTTTAGTTTTGCATCTTTATCTGCTGCTTTTTCCGTCAATTCATACCTGTCATTTTCTCCCTGTTCATGTATTCTTGTGATATTTTTTTCATAATCTTCTTCCGATATTTTACCTGCAGTTCTTAAATTTTCCTGTTCTTCTATAAGTTTTTCTTCATTTTTTTTACTATCAGCTAAATCGTTTTTTAATTGGGTAGCTCTAAGTTTCCTTATTTCTGAAAAGTTTTTTAGCAAACCAGCTATTGTTTTACTTTTATCCTCAAGTTTAGATATATTAGATTCATCTTCAAGTTTTTGAATTTCTCTTATATTCTTTTCTTCAAGTTCAAGTTTCTTTTTATTAAAATTAGTTTGAAGTTGTTGTTCTAAAGAGTCATTAGTTATCAACTTTTCCCTTTCTGCTTCATTTAATTTATCTAACATTGATAATATTTTTTCCCTATGCTCTTCTTTACCACTTGTTAATATTGCTAATTCTTCGGCACTAAGAACTTTTAGAACATCAAACTTCTTTTTATTTTTTTCAATAGTGTCTGATATTATTTGTAAATCACCCTCCTTTTGTATAGTTTGTATATCTTCCATATTAGCCAGAACCATGTCAGTTTCAACTTTAAGTTTCGCTTTATCAACTTTCAAAGACTCTGATAAATCAATAGACTCTTTAGTCATAGCATCTTTAATAGCATCAAACATACTTTTAGATAATTTATCAATTAGATTTTTTGTTTTTCTTAAAGCTAAACCAAAGTTTCCATCA